CAATACCATCAGAAATCATATCTTCCTTGAACATATAGTTCACGAAGTTTGGTTTAAAGGAGAGGTGATTGGCAATCTTCAGGAAACACTCTCCAATGTAGCGAGGGATAGGGGGTTTTGTGTCCCAAGTTTTTCCTCTTTCTTCTTTCGTTATTTCTCTACCAAACTTCTTAATAAAAGTTATTTCCACATCTTCGCGATATTTAATAATAGCGGCAAGAAAATCTTTATTATTTACATAATGCTCTGACCTTTTTCTTTTGGTCATAACTGCCGTGGTTATCATAAGTTTTTATCATTATTATGTATAGATTATACCACTTATACAAGTGCTTGACAAGGTATTCGAAACCGTGTACAATAACCTTTGTCGGGGTTGAAAAGATTAGTTTAGCTATTTTTATAAAGCTTCTCTAAGATCTCTTTAGCATCATTGACGTTAGCAATATATCCCATTCTACGATTTAATTTTGGTTGATTATTTTTTTCTCTATTAGAATGCCTAATGTATGATTGATACATCATTATCATTTCAATATCAGAAGATTCAGAAAGAGTTAATACATCTTCAAGATTAATAATAAACATATCTTCTGTTGTTGTTTTTAACCAAGGTTCTAGTTTATATCCAACCACTCCCATTCTACCTTTTATTTCTGCAACAATAATTGGATTAGAAACAATTAATATTGTTCTATCCTCTTCTTCGGAAGCTGCTACTTTAGCAAAGATTTCTTCGCCAGTTTTTAATTTAAGAGTACAATAAAAATCATCTTCTATCATTTTTTCTTAAGTTGAATAGTGATTATTTCATAGTTAAAGTTTTCTTCGTTATAAATTTTTATTCTTTCTATAAGATGGTTTAAAGTATAATTCTTTCTTGAATTATAAGTACAATCATCAGAAATATCATAAAGAACTGCTTTTGTTTTATTTTTTCCTTTCCTCAAAACTCTTCCAATTGATTGAAGATTTCTAATTCTTGATTTACTTGGAGAAGCAAAAATTACATTATGTAGATTTTTGATGTTAATTCCTGTACTGAAAGTTCCATAAGAAGCAACGATGATCGCATTGTTTTCCCTTTCAGTTATTTCTCTAACCAATTCTCTTTCTTCAGTGTCCACTCCACCATGAATAAAAAATACTTTACGATCATCTCGCTTAGTACTATTTATCTTTTCAAATAAAATTGCTCCATGTGCTTCTACTCTTGAAAACAAAACAAGAGTGTTTCCTTTCAAGTCTAAGGCAAGATTTGTTATAAATTTATTTCTTTGATCATGTGCAATTAAATATTGTATCTCATCTTCATAAGTTTCAAATTTTTGTGGAGAATGCTTAAGAACAAGACAACGAATGTCAAGTTGAGAAATATGCCCCTGTTGCATTAACTCATAAGTTCTTGTTACTTTATATGATGGACCAAAAAGTCCCTCAAGAACCCATTTATGAGTTTGAGTTCCATCAAGAGTTCCAGTAAATCCAAAACGAAATTTTGCATGATGAAGTTTTGTCATAATTTCAATTAGTGATTTGCTCTTAAATAAATGAGCTTCATCTCCTATAACTACTCCATAATCTTCAAAGAATGAACGTTCAAGTTTATAGATAGATTGCCAGGTAGTGATAGTTACCGAATGTTTATTTGTTTTTTCTCTACCCGAATAAATCTTGTGACAATATGACTCAGCATCCCAACCATAATCTTCAAAATCCTTGTACATCTGCTCTACAAGAGATGTCGTTGGAACAACTAAAAGAATTTTTTGTCCTTTATCTACATAATACCTTACGAGGGAGTAAATCATTAAGGATTTGCCTGAGGCTGTGGGTGATATCAATAATTTTCTATTATGTTTTAGAGCATCGTATACTCCCTCTATTTGATACTCCCGTGGAGAATGAGAACAAATAGACTTCATATAATCTTTTACGCCTTCATATGAAATTCCTTCATTAACTTCAAAAGGAAGACCATAGAATTTGTTTTCTTTGAATTCATAGGTGTAATTATGCAAAGTTAATTTATCGATTACTTTGTCAAGTAATCCCGCATAGATTTCACCTGTGTGGGTGCTTAATAGACGAATTTTTCCATCCCAATGTTTGCTTCTATATTGGGACATGAATTTTGCAGACTCAACCTCAAATGTAAAATAGGGTTGAAGTTCGTATAAGATATGAGATTCGCAGTTTAGCTTTACATAAACCTCATTCTTTTTTTCAATAATTACATCACTCATAGCATTACAATTGCTATGAGTATTTATTTATCCTAATCCAGCGTTAAATCTCATGAATTCAATTGCATTTTTAATTTGATACGTTCTATTTTGAATCATCTTTAAAATACTTTCAATATAAACGAGCATTGTATCGTAGTAGTCAATTTTTAGGCATACCGTTGAAAGTTTTTCGTCAGCATCAAGATATTTTTGCATAGTGTCCTTATCGCGGATTTTCTTCGGAAAGGGATGTTCTACATATACTTCCGGATCGGATTTGCCAGAGTAATATTCATATCTTTCATGTCTGATATTTCTTTTCTGTTGCTCTGCTTTTTTGCGTAAGAGAAAGATCGTATTGTATAATTCAAAATACTTTGAATGAAGAACGGGAATATTTGTGGACTCTGTGTGGAGGTTGTCCATATCAATCTTGGAATCATGTTCCCACATTTTTTGGATCATATCAAGGTCTAAACTCATAGGGGATTTCCACTAAGATCTACTATATTGTAAATAGTATACTTGAAACTTACGTCTGCTGTAAAGTATTGAATATCAGTTTGAGTAGCATCAAAAGATAAAGTTCCGAGTGAATATGGAAAAAGATCTTTAAAAGAAATTTGAAAATTTGGTATTGATGAACTTGTCAAAACCTGAAGAGTTCCGTCTGAATATAATCCAAGTTGTCTTTGTGCTTCTATTCTAGGATTGACATATCCTGTTTGTTGAAAATCATAAATTTGCTGCAAACTTTCTGGATAACCAAGACCTCTTATCCAGTTTTGAATTTCCATATAGTTTTCAAGATTTTCATCTACTAAAAATCTTAAATTTAAATCACCAAAAACTAATTTGTCGCCGGGAATATCAATATCTTTGAGGTACGTTGATTGTGATGCAACCCCAAGATTTAAATCAGGTATATTCGCTTCATTGCAGAAAAAAGAGACTTTAGGCGCTCTTTTTATAGTAAATTTAAATCCTGTTGGAGAAAGAAAGTTTCTATTCTCTGGTTGTCCAGCTGTCATAGTATTTTTTAAATATTTAGATAAAAAAAGGGACCCATATGGGTCCCTGATGATTTATGTGAAATTGATCACATGAGGTTCTTAACAGCAACTCTACGATAGTAGCGGTTCTGGTTAACATTAAGTCCACCAAGACCTTGATTAGTACCCTCAGCGAATGGGTTTGCAACCATTCCGTAACGGGTCTTAAATCCGATCTTAGGCTGGAAGCTGTTCTCACCAACGGCACGAACCATTTGGAGAGGAACATAAGGACAATAGAAGAGACCAGCGTCATAAGGTGAAGAACCCTTATAACCGACAACATAGTACTGGTTACCTGGAGTTGCGTTAGCAGAAGTCAGGTTAGCAGCATATGGGTCGATGTAAACGCGGAACTTGCCCATTAGAGTACCAGCAAAGGTGTTGCCAGTATCATCTACGGTGAGGTTAGCGTTCAGTGCTGGGGTATAATCGAGAACCCCAGCCATGGTTAGAGCGGAAGCAACGTCTGCAGAGCAGAGGATGATGTTGCCCTTTCCACGACGAGTTCTCTGAGCGATTGCGTTTGCATCACGCTCGATTTGGAACAGAAGACCCTTGAACTTCTCAACTGACCAACGACCGTTGGAGTCAACGTCGAGGTCGAAGATACCAGGAGTTGCAACGTTCTGTACAGCGCCCTGTTCAGCAACCTTATAGATGGTTCTGATTACTTCGCGGTTGATTTCGGCAAGAATCTCAGTTGAGAGAATGTTTGCCAATTCCGCTTCAGCATTCAGACCATGGATTGCCTTGAGGTCTTGAGCAAGCTCAAGTGAGTACTCAGCTTTCAGAGCGCGTGACTTTGCAGTAACAGTGACTTTCTCGATTGAGAATGCCATCTGGTTGAAAGCGTCTGCACCAGTGCCATCAAGGTTCTCGGATTGGTCGGTACGCATACCTTGACCAACATTATAACCAGTTGATGCAGCAGTACCAACAGGATTTAGTACTGATGGATTGGTTCCGCTTTGAGCGGTAGTACCCATACCAGCAGCAGTGTCGCTGAAACCATCTGCGTTGTCGCGACCGAATGGTTGACCTGAGAATGCAGAATCTACTTCGTTGTAGAAGGTCTCAGCACCACTCTGGTTGGTGTAGCGTGAACGCATTGCGAAGATGAGTCCAGTAGGACCACTCATTGGTTGAACGCCTGCGATATCATAGGCGATCAGGTTAGGCATTGAACGTCTGATCAGTGAGATCAGTACGGGATCAAAACCTGCGGTAGGACCACCGGAAGCGGCAAGACCACCGAAACCAGCATTAGCACCGGAAGCAGTGCTATTGGTTGGTGCTTCAGTCAGGAATGAACCTGCTGTTTCGAAAGCAGATTGCTCACGAAGGAATTTTTCTTGGTTCTCTAGCAGGACAGCGGTTACGGCTCTACGATGTGAATCTTTGATTGAATCAAGACCCTCATAGTTGAGGAGAGGTGCCCACTTTTCCTGCAATTGTTCTGAATGGAACATTTGCGTTTTACCTTTTACTAAGTGTTTGTTTTTTGGTTTGAATTATATTAAATTCAATTATTTGCTGAATGCCGAAAGGGTCTTCAGGTATGTAGCCATTGAACCAGAAATTGATTCTGGTGAACTGTCTACGCCCTCTGACAGACTTTCAGTTCTTGCCTTTGGAGAAACTCCTCTTGATGGGAAATATGATTCCCTTAAGGTCTCCAGTTTTTCACGATATTCTTCTTCACTTTCAAACTCAACACTTTCGGCAAGTGAAGCGAGCTTGTCTTTCTGAGTAGCAGCTAGGCCATCAGCGACTTTTTCAAAGATTCCATCAGCAACCGACTCTGCGAGACGCTTGTTGAGTGAAACATTCTTCTCAATTTGCTCGTTGAGTTTTGTCTCCATTTCATCAAGTTTTTCTACCATGCTCTCAAGCACATCATATTTATCTTCAGGGATTGATACATAATGATCTTCAAAAAGACCCTTCATTCCTTGGAGGAATGATTCTGTCATTTCGGTCTTAAGACCCTTTTCAATAACAAGTGCATTTTCTTCCATCCATTCGGATGCAACATACTCAAGGTATGCATCTACACGCTCTGAAAGTTCGGATTTAATTTCCTCTACTTCCTCGGCAAGAGCAACTGCATATTGCTCTTCAAGTGCTTCTTTAATATCGGAAACCTTGGAACGAAGAGCAGCTTCAAAAATGGTTCTTGCTTTTTCTTGGAACTCTTCAGAGAGCTCTTCGCCAGCAAGCAGAGCGTTAACATCTTCTTCGATGCTAAACTCTTCTTCCATTTCTTCTTCCTCTTCTTCTTTCTTATCTTTTTTCTTACCGCCCTCTTCCTCTTCCTCTTCCTCTTCCTCTTCCTCTTCGTGCTTAGCTTCTGCTACTACTTCTTCATTCTCTTCGGCATCTTCTAAGAGTTCTTCGTCTTCATCATACTCAAACTCTTCGTCTTCTTTAACTCCCTTCATTGCTTCAGCGGGTTTAGCACCCTTATTTACAACATCCTTAACTTGCTTAAGGGTTGCGCCAGGTGTTTTAAGTTTTGCTGAATCATCAGTTGAACGATAGTTAGAAGGATCAGGACCTCCAAGATCTTCCCATCCGCCAGTTTGGCCAGGGGTTGAACCAGATAAATGAGGCATTGCCTCCGCTGCTTTTGCATTAGCATTAACAGCGGTTCTGGATGGTTTAGTGCCTACTTCCATTTCTTGTAAATCTCCACGAGACATTTGAACTCTCCGTTTACCTTTAGTTATAAACTATATTTATTTATAAATTAATAAATTACAATGAGTTTAAGAACTCATTGAATAAACTTAACTTATACTCTTCGAGTAATTTCTCATCGACAAGAGTATTAATTCTTCTTTGAGTTTGCTCCGCAAATTTTTCGCGTAGCATTCCACCATCCCATATCCATTCCTTTCCTTCCATAATTCCATGAACAAAAGCGTCGGGAGCAGAAGGATCGGCAACGATGTCGGCAGCAGTTGCAAGCATAAAGTCTTCACCAACCTCAGTGTAACCCTCATTATTTGGTTTTACTGAACCAATACCACGAGAAGAAACCCCAAGAGTTACTCCTTCTTTAAGAAGTGATTCTGCAATCTTACCCATTGGAGTGGAAAGAATTTGTGCCTTTCCGATAAAATTATTTCCTTCACGATGAAGTGAAACAATTTTATGAGAAACGCGATCAAGGTTTACTGTTGGTCCGTCTGGATGACCAAGTTCTCCAAGAGCACGACCCTTTTCAACATACTGCTCATTATAACGCTTCACCTCTCTTTCCATAACAGGTAAACGATACATTCTACCGTTTCTGTTTACAACTTCTGTTTGAAGGAAAGGTCCTTGAATGTAGAGAGTCTTCTTACCGTTGACCGTTTCGGTAAGGACTTCTACTGATTCGATTTCTTCGGTAATTAGTTTCATTATGCTTGTCCTGAAATTTGTACTTGTTGTGCATATAATGTACCAGCACCACCTTCAGTTCTTGCTGCTAGTCTATATGACATAGAAACAGATGCATCAGGTGAATTAAATGCTGTTAATATTCCACTAGAATTATAATTTACAGTAAATCTTCTTTGAAAATATCCATCATAAGTAGATGTTGTATTTACTGAAAGAACTTCAGCATGTGTGAAGTTATGATATTGAGACCCTGAAAGAGTTACAAAATCACCAACACCAAAAGGTGCTTGAGTACCCTCTGGGCAATCAATAATTGTTGTAGTTCCAGTAGTTACACCAACAACTCTGTTAGATGCTTTAGTAATAGCAAGAGTTGCAGTTCCGCCAGCAGGAACATAATAATTTGCGGTTGTCGCTGTTGGATTTGTTCCAATCGCAACAAATGCTCCAGCACTTACGGCAACAACTCTTACCACGTTAGTTTGTGCAGTAAAAGAAGTTGTCATTGCTGATGCTGCACCTGTTGTTAATGAAATACCAGCACCTATCGGTCTATGAGCCATTATTTTTATAGTACACTTTTAGTTATTTATTATTTAATCAAATTAAGATAAAATTATCTACTAATTTCTTCCCAATCCATAGAAGCAAAGATGTCAGCACCTGCAGTGTCAGATGCAGCAACTAAAGTTAGTTCATGTGGAGTTTTAGTTAATCCATTTCTTTCTAACTGGAATTTAAAAAGTGCTTCCTTTAGAATATCTACTGATTGTGATGATTGATTTGCTGAAGTAAGAAAACCAGATGCCAGAACTCTTCCACCACTAACAGCTCCGCCATCTATTTTATATTCAATCGCAGAGTCTACTCCAGCACTGACCCAAGTTCCTCCTGATGTTGTTGCACTTGCTCTCACCTGCCAATTATATTGTGGACCATTTCCAGTTCCCATAATTGATAGTGCTGTCATAATAACAATTGCATCCAATCTATCTGGTTGATTATTGATTGGTGCTTTAAGTCTAATAGAAATGACAGGATAATATGTTCCAGCAGGAGTTGGTAAATCTACTGGTGCTGTAATTGGAGTAGATACTGCTTGCTGTAATCCTCTCAATTCGTAACCACCTTCGGAAATTACTGTAGAGCAAACTTGTTTGAGAGTACTTGTACTGGTTGTAATTCCAGTGTTACTAATTTCATACCTCAATGGAAGTGATGCTGTTGTAATATAGGTTGATTGAATTATATTTGCGTGTTGGAAAGTATGTGCGTGAACAAACTTTCCATTAATTATAAATCCAAGTCTTACATTTCCAAGTCCTAACCACTCAATATCCGTCCAAAGAATTTGTGCCTTGGTTAAATCTAATGTAACTCCAGAAACACCTGTTCCATCTAACTTATCAATATTCCAGTTTGACTGAGAAACTCTTGTCTCTGTTCCTAATGATAAACTTCTCTCTACAAAATATGCAGTAGTTCCATCAACCTCAAAATATATTCCATTATCGGCACCAAAATACCCAACTCTTTGCCTTAGATTTTCTTTTGGTGGATTCAATACAAAAGTATTCATAGTCAACAAAGATTTTCCTGGCTGATATGAAAATACTTTTGTGGTTTCTCTAATAACTGAACAACCAGCAGTAGTTCCAATACCAATATTGACTAAACCCTGAGTAGTTGAAAATCCAACTGTAGAACCTGTTCCTACAACTAAACTCTCCCAAAGATTATTGTCTCTATATCTGTGAGAAGAATCAAAAAGTGTGAGTGGATTTGATACTCTTGTTCTACCAAAAGCATCTGAATTTATACTAACTGGAAATCTATTGTATTCGTCTACAATTTTACCGTCTCTTGTAGCAACACCATTAACTTCAAAGAGACTTCTTTCTTGATTTAAATAATCTTGTGTAGTTATATTCCACTGAGCCATTTATCAATCAATCCATTCTAACTTTGATGGGTGATATCTTTTTACTTTCTTGATGTTGCAGTTTTTTTCCTCAATGGGATAAATCTGATGAACAACTGCTCCTGGATACTGATTTTGTAGTTGCTCACCTAAATCTCTTTTAGTCGGAATTCCTTTTTCTGAAGTTAATTCCAGTCTATAAAAATTTCCTTCCCAAATTATATCTGCAACATACTCTTCTCCAACCTGCTGTGGTTCTGGTTGGGAAGAATTGATGTAGAGATTTCCGTTAAAATCTCCGGAAATATTTACTGACTCTGATAGGAATTCCTTAAAAGATTTCATTCTTCCTCTTCGGTTTCTCCGTTAAACATAGCATTTGCAACTTCTGGGCGGAACTCATCAATCTTTCCGGCAGACTTTGCAAACAAAAGTTCTTTAATTTTATCGCTGATTTGTGAAGGTGCTTCATCACCTGCAATCATATCCATAAGTTCATCCATTGTTAATACCTAATAATATTTTCCTTTATTTATATCTCACCACCCTTGGGCATTTCTGCAATCTTACCACTTGCTTCAGTTGCAGCACCTTGAGCATCAAGATTTGGTTCCATTACTGGTTGTCCCAGATCCATTCCTGCCGTTTCTGGACCTAAAGGCATTCCTGTATTTGGATCAACTGGGATATTGGGATCTGGAATAATCCCATCTTCAATTTCCTTTTTCATAATCTTATCTTGCTCAACAATTTCTTCATCAGTTTGACGAAGAATTTTTCTTCTCAAATAATCTTGAGAGAAATACTTTCCAACATAAGGTTCTGCAATCTGAACCATATTTAATCTTTCGTTGAGAAGTTCTGCATCTTTAAGTTCTGCAAAATGATTATCATAAAGGAAGTCATATTGAATATGTTCCTCCATTATATTCCAATCTTCTGGTGTGATAATATTTTTTAGAATTAATTGAGTTCTCAACATATCGTGGAACATGTATGAGAATCTCTTTCTCAGTCGAGCGACAAATTTGCTGAACTTAACTTCATCTCGAAGAATTTCTGATGAACGACCAAGATTAAATCCACCCTCTCCATCCATTCTTGATGGAGGAACGTTTAGGGAACGATAAAGTTTTTTCTTAAAATATTCAATGTCAGTGATTTCTCCAAGATTTTGTCCACCGGGAAGAGTAGAAATTTCGGTTCCTCTGCCACCTTCACGTCTTGGGAGCCAGAAGTCTTCAAGCATTGCCATGAACTTCTTATCATCACGAATTTCTCCAGTATTTGCATCATAAACAAGTTTGTTACGATAACGCATCATAACATCACGAAGATATTGTTCCGCCTTTACCTTGGGAAGGTTTCCTACATCAATGTAAAAAATTCTTCTTTCTGGTGCTCTAGATAGGCGATAGATAACTAAAGAATCCTCAATCATACGAAGTTGATTGAGAGATTTAATTGCTTTGTGAAGATATGAAAGGGTTGATCCTTTGTTTCTATCTACGAGTCCGGAAGTACAATATGTAATAGAATCTTTTGACATTTTAATGCCAGCAGTTCCACCAAGAGATGATGGATTACTTGCCGGGTATGTCATTTTTGGATTGTAAATAAAATACTCTTCAATCTCAGGAAACTCAAAATCCATTGGATTATCTGAGTTGATATTAGAAAGTCTATATCTATCCTTATCGCTCTTTTTTTGCTGCCTTACATATCTCATTTTCATGGGATCTATGTAACGCAGTTCTTGAATTCCTTCGTGTGGATTTTTTAGGTCAATGACTTTATGATAAAATAATCTACCATCAACATACCAATTTCTGTAGATTTCATGAGACTTCTTATCAAAATCTAAAAGTGAAAGAATATATTTAAACTCTTGTCTAATTTTATTTTTGATTCCATCACTGGCGTTGAGATTTGAGAGCTCAATCTCTACCGGCGTATCATTTGTATCTGATACGATTGCTTCGTTTACGATGTCTTCAATGGCACTATCACACTCTGGATGAAGTGCCATTTCACGATATCTTTTGATAAGATCAAATTCTGTTCTATAAACACCTTCAATATCAACATACGAACCAAAAAAACCACTACTCAAGTAATGGTCAGTCCCATCCTCATTATTTTGAGGGACGGGACTAACTACACCTGGAGATAATGGTTCATTGTCATCAATAGAAAAACCAAACAGTTTTGCCATAATTAACTTCTATTTTTACTTATTTAGCGCCTTTTTTGTCATCAGTAGATGAAGAAGTGGTTTCCAAAGTATTGCCCATATAAGCCCAATGTTGAACTTGGAACTCTACTGTAAATTCTTCAATTGCATCAGATGAATCATATGAAAGATCAATTTGCGAGACACTTGTTGGGAAAATGTCAACAAATTTATAATTTGCTAAAATGGTATGATTGAGAGAAGTTGCATTTGTGGTTTCTGTGGTTTTTTTGCCATCACCAGCTCCTCCTCCAGCAGTAGGTGCTGCAGTTGTTCCAGAAGATCTTCCCAATTGATAAACATTGGCATTAGCCATGTAGTTAACTGGGTTAGTGGCACCAATGTTTGTGTCAGAAGTTGCAATTTTTTTCACCCATTCCTCAAAAGTTCTTCTTAACTGGAAGTTTTCATCATTGATAATAGTTATGGTCCAAGGATCTACCGTTCTATCTCCGGCAACCTTAAAGATTCTTCCTCTAAAAGGAACATCTATTGAACCAATATTGGATGCTGGCAATGCGGCTGCCTTACATAGAAAACTAAAAGTTGTCGCGGTTTCATTGGCACCACCCGCTTTTTCATTATTATTTTTATTTTCAGTATTTGCAGAAGTTGCAACTTCTCCGCCTCCCCAGTTAAGACCTGGGGGCAAAGCCATTCTTACTTCAAATAGATTGGGACGAGCACCACCACCAGAAAGTCTGGATTTGAATTGTGAAATTGAATAAGCTCCGATAGTCATGATTCCTTACTCCTTTTGATGTTTGTTTAGATAAAATTAATTATACAGTTCCAGCTACTTCTTCAAAACTTACTCCCGTGCGGGTTGCAACAAATGTAAGAGTGATATAGTTAATAGATTTAGCGGGTTTCAGGAAAATATCAGCTCTAAACTCATTATTATCAATTACATCTGGTGTATTGTTTGAACTATCGCAAACTACAAGGAATCCATAAAGACCCCTCTTTGCTTGCACATCTCTGAGATATGGTTCAACAATATTTCTAAAGTTTGCTCTAGTTAATTCGTCATTTAGTTCAAATAGTTGTGCTTGAGCAGCTCTTTGAAGTGCTTGCTCAACAGTTAAGAACAAACGGCGAACGTTAATTCTATCAAAAGCTGATGCATATCCAAGAGCAGTTTTATCTCCAAATAGGAGGGTTCCAATTCCAGGTTGTGTTACGATCGAATTAATTCTCTGTGGATATAATTGATCTCTTTGTGCCTTACTTGGATTATATGCAAGTTTGATTGCATTATTAATAACTCCTCTTTGTTGTCCAGCTGGAGAGAACCAAGGATATGCAACAATATTTGTGCGGCACATTAAACCAGCAACATCAGCATTACATGGAATGTAAACGAATTTGTTGTTAAATCTGTCATAAGTGTACTTATATCCACTATCAAAAACTGCATAAGAAGAAGATGAAATTGAACTAAAGTACTTAATTAAATTCGTAGTTTGTTCGGTAGTGTTAGTTTTTCCAACTAAATCTGATTTGTGAGGTCCGACAGTTGCTACACAATCCTTTCTCTGCTCAGCAAGTGAAATTAGATAATTTGCTTTTGCCTGAGAATCTTCAATACTGTCCATACTAGGACCCATAATCAGATAATCAACTTGAAACTCATCCTTGTTAGAGAATTTATCATATGAAGTGATCAAATCTCCAAGAGTTGCTTTCATTCCACCATTAGCGGAATAGTCCACACCGCCAGTAAGAGTATATGTTACATTACCTATTGCACTAAAGGTTACATCCTGAGCAGATTGTCCCCAAAGACCACCGGTTGTAATTGGAGTAAAGGAAGCAGAAGGAACTCCAGAATAAGTTGTAAATCCAGTTGCTCTCGGAGCAGTTCCCCAGTAAGCATCTGCTGCACTTGATGGATTTCCTCCAGCATAAACTTGAGCCGAGAAATCTGCAATATACTGCTCATACCAAATCTTTTCGGGAGAATTGACCGCAGAAACAGAATCTAATGCTTTGGAGAGACTTACATATTTTTCAAGGATCGTTCCTTGATTTCCTGTAATAGTTCCGAGATCATCAACAACTACAACGTGAATAGCGTCATTCTTTCCGTTTCTTTCTACAGAGAATCTATTAGTTGATGGTTTTGGTGCAATAGATTTCCAATAAATTGTGGAATTGGTTAATCCTAAGGTTTGTTGATTATACCAGTCGGAAACTGAAGAAGCAGTTGCACTTCCAGTAGAGATACCTGAATTATTAATAAAATTAATTGATGTTGAAGCTGCGAATGCTGAATGTCTAGAACCTTCTGCATAATTAATTTTAGTTTCAGTTCCTCCAGATGAAACTCTAGAAGTAATTTTTACTGAAATGGTGCTATTGCCATTTGTAGCGTCGGTTGAAACGCCGGTAATAATTCCTTTGAGATATCCCGTGAATGATGAGGTGGACCCTGCTCCAGGTAAAGTTAATGAAGAAAGATTTGTAGTTACTCCATATCCGATTCGAGCACCAAGAGCACCGACGTTGGTAGTGTTAACACCAATGATTTGATCCGCCAAATCATCAATCATACATACTTTAAGATTGTTTGCCCAAGATCCTGGGTTCTTTGCGGCAAAAGTGAAATTATTTGCATCAGAATGATTGGTGATATAATCATCATAATTGTCAATTTTCAATGAAGATGTCGATGCGGCACCAACTCCGGCGTTAGCATTATTGAGAGTTGATCCGCCAGTTCTAACAACTTTAAGAACACCACCATATGAAAGATATGATGAAGCACTCATCCAGTACTCATATTGCGAATCTGTTGAAATTGGTTTACCAAACGTACTAATCAAATCTTGTTCGGTTGCAATATCAATTGGAAAATCAACAGGTCCGATTGGAAAAGGTCCAGCGATTGCGCCAATATTATCTAAAACATTATCAGCTCTTCCTACCGTTAAATCAACTTCCCTAGTAAGTACTCCGGGAGATAATTGAGGAGTCGCCATTTTTTTCTCCGTGAAATCTCAGTTTATCTAAAAAATATTTATTAAAAAGATACTTTACACAGGGGAAACCTGACGTGAATATCTACCAATCAGGATATTCCCAACTTATTCCTATTGGAACGCTCTTTTTACTTTCTATAATTCGCTTTATAGTGCATTCTTTACACTCATAAGAATAAGAAGATGCAACTGGTCCACGATCTTTTCTTGTCCTGTAAAATCCATCTATCAAGTTTTTCATTTCACCGCAGACTCTACATTTTCTATCTGCCAATAACAAATGCCCAAGTTTTATCTGCTTATCTAAATCCATTTACATATATTCCCACATATAAGCACGATCACCATATTCATCAACAAACCATCTATCTCCATCCACGTCAACAAAACTATTAGTGTCTAATCCATCAGATACAAATCCAAAAGGTGCCATATCCTGTTCAATTTGATTTTTTTGTTCTTCATATAAACGTTTTCTAACATCTTGATCGGTAAGTTCTTTAAAATAGTCTTGTGCAACTAACCAAGCATAGATAACCAGACACATTGCAAGGTCATCATTACATCCTTCCTCTGCCTCAAAAGAGTTGTGCTTCTGAATAAATGTGGTGAGTTCACTTATAATTTCATAATCATTCAATATTAATTTACTTTCTTCAATCATTGTCTTGAGGTTTAGACATCCTACCTTTTTAACGGTCTTGGACATCTTAACTCCAAGTTGAGTTTTCTTCCCAGAAAATCCTTGTCCAACAATTTGCCCAGCGCGGCCACGCATAGAACACATTAATAAATTATTATACTCTAAATCATATTGAATGATACTTGCTACTTGATCCCCCACATCATTAACTTCGCATAAAACGTATGCATTATTATATGCTGTTGCCGTTTCATGAATAATACTTGGAAATAACATTGGTTTAATTTCGTTATTTCTATACTTTGCTACGACCTTATGTGGAAATTGTGTTATGTCTATGACAGTAAATGCTGAATAATCATTTCCTACGCCTCTAGCAACGTCTACAGTAATGAGATAATCATTATTTTCTACTGGGTCCCAATAAACATCTAAACCTGCGCTACGGGTCTTGGGGGCATCATAGACGAGGGTTCTGAGTTTTGATGGTGCGATGAGAGTGTCAACAGATCCAAGGAATTCGCACTCAAATTCAACTTTAAACTGCTGCTCAGAAGTGTTTGCAATAGTTTGTTTCTTCCATTCCTCATCTCTTCCGGGAACTTCACTCCAATGAACGTCTGTAAAGACATATTCATTTTTACCTTTTTCAGCATCATGCCACATGCGGTAAAAATGATTCATACCATGTGGGGTGGAGACTATAATGACTTTAGTCTGTTTACCAGAAGTAATAGTAGGATATACAGATGCAAAAAATGAGTCTGCAATGTGATTTGGAACGAATGCAAATTCGTCCAAAAATAGAATGTTGAATGACATTCCTCGGACAGCGGATGCTGAAGTTGATGCCGCCAAAATCTTAGATCCATTTTCAAGTTCCAGGGAACCTTTGTTCCAAGAAATGATGCCTTGCTGCATCCACTTCGGAAGATTCTCATAAGCAGTCTGCAATCTATCCAATAACTCTCTTGCAGTTGCTGCCTTGTTCGCTAGAA